AAGACCGGTAATCGTGCTTGCAGGCTGAGTACCAGTGTGAGTCGCACGGTTGCGAAGCTGAGCGTCGGTAGCGTTAGCGGTTGCCCCTTCTTCGATGCCGTTCAGCTTGGTCTTGTCCGCAGCGGACATAAGACCGGCCCCAGAAGTCGTGGCGGTCGGAAGGGTAATGTTGCCGTTTCCGTCAGGGCCTACGCCTTGAACGGTCAGGACGGGACCTGCCTCACCGCCATTTCCCCCGCCTCCTTCTCCGGAGACAGGGCCGGTGTTCCAGTTGTCTCCGTCACTAAACACGAACAAGCCGTCGTACTGAGAGGTCAAAACGAAGTTGGCTTCTCCGTCGATGGTCTGTCCATTAGGGGCACTGATCGTTACTGGACCCGTGCCTTGATTTTTGAAAACGTAAGAACGTCCCGGAGTAGATTGTGCATCCGGGAGAATGTATTCGTTAGGGCCGTCCCCAGTGAAGACTACATACTGGTTGCTGTTAGGCCAATGATTGAGGGTAAAGAAGGCCATTTGTTATTAATGTCTCCGAAGGTGGTGATCTTTCTCTTAGGTGTAATTGTCACTCACATATTTTAGATCAGAGAGAATCTACGAATAAGGATCCGGTCGTAGCTACATAAGTGCTTCGACCGGACTCGTCTTCAAGGATACGTCCAGTGTCCCCTACGCGGTGCAGCGCCCCATCGGGGCTTACTGAAATTTCCGAACCATTCGTAGCGATCGTCGTGTGTCCACAGGAGGCGTAACCCAATGTTCCAACGACACAAACCCCGATACCATCGGCGAATACCCGCTCGCTCCCGGTGTAGAAGGTCGTCGTGAAAGGCGTTGGGTTATCATGGAGGTAGCAAATACCCTCTCCGTGATCTCCGATGCGACAAACAGGTCTGAAGTCCGCCATGTTCAATATTACGGGTTGTTGACCTTGACGGTGTAAGCGTTCAAAGAAATCGTCTCCTCGAGCACGCTCATCTGTCCAGTGATGGTTAGAACCTGGTCTTGAGTCATGTCGAAATGCCAGGTCTCCCAGTTTCCTATGCCTCGATAGTTCGTAGCCGTACCGAACCAGACATTCTGCTCCTCGCCGGAGTCGGTGGCGAAGACATAGGTGTCGAATTCGGTTCCATTGACTGCCCTGACCTTGATCTCGTTGATGATCGTATTGCCCAGCCTGACTCGCAGAATCTTCTGAGAATCGCTGTTGGTGACCTGGAAGAAGGTCGAGATCTTCAGCATGCCGTTCGGTTCGACGGAGTTGGCGGGAATCATGATCGTCGCCAGCGTCTCCTCTTGAGTCGTGTTGTAGATTCGGATCGGCGTGCTGTGCTGAGCCAGCGTAAACTCGGTGAGATCGTTAGGATCTCCTGGATAGCCCTTCGTTGCGCTCGGAATGAGCGTGACAAATCCTTCCAGAAACTTCGTGCGCTTGCCGGACGGTGCGATTAGGAAAAGGTCATAGACCGCTTCATTGCAATTCAGGAATCTTGTGTGCTGCCCTTTCAAGACGATCTGAACCGTGCCGTCTTGACCTCCTAGGAGAATGCCGTATCCGTGGTCCGCGGTAGCCGAACTTAGCGATAGAACCGCATCACGTTTGCTTTGGCCGTTGTAGCCCTGGCGAATCTGCATCCGAGCTTCATAGTCGGTCAGATCGACTGGCAGCCCGGTTTCTCCATCTTCAAAAACGAAAGTCCGGGAATAGTCGGCGCCTTCGTCGAGCTCAATATGAAATACGCGTGCCATTCTACGGTTGAGTTATTCAGATTCGATCGGAGCACGGCAGCCTGCGATGGCTCCCTCGAGCTCCTTGATGTAACCCTTCTGAACCTTGTCCTGGGCGGCCAGGAGCTTCGTCTTCTCGAAGAGAGTCATGTCTTTCCGAGCCTTTGTGTCGAAGGGGAGTTCGGGCTTCTTGACGTCCTTCACCTTGCAAAAGACGGTGACCGGAACTTCAACGGTTTGAATTTCCGTGACGACCTTGGGCGTTCCGCAGCCAACTAGAGTTCCAGCAAGGACAAGGGTAGAAAAGAGTGCCTTCACGTTATCTCCGGTTCGCTTCGATAAGGCGGTTCAGCAGATCGTTTGCTGCTTCGGCGTCAGAAAGATCAGCCGGAGCTGTTCCGGACAGAATCTCTTCAGCCTTGTCGTACTCCTTCTTCGCTTCTTTCTCGGCTTGCTCTTGTCTGCTCCGAGCAATCGCCTCCCAGGCTTCAGCGTCTTTCTGAAGCTGCCTGGTCCGAGCTGATAACTCCTCCAACTTCTGCTTTTGAGACGAGAGCTGTATCGTCAGCGTTGCATTTTCAGCTTTCGCCAACGCAAGGTCATCTCTTAGCTCATCGATGTAGAAATAAAGACCGATCGCCGCCAAGATAGCCACGATGGCCGCGATAAGCTTAACCCTGGATAAGATTGAAGCTGCGACCGCGCCGGTTACCTGACGGGAGGTAGAGGGAGGGCTTGACTTGAAAAGACCGACGAAAGCTTGGAAGACCGTCGAGATGAGGCTCCACATAATTAACCGACTCCAAGAGCCTTTTTCGCTCGGACCCAGTACTTCAGTCTATCCTCAAGACCGTTGTAACCCCCGTTGATGCGTCGAGTGACAAGACGGAAGGCTGCCTCGGTATTGCTTTTAGCTACCTCAGTCAGACCGCGGGAATTCCAGAACCAGGCCGCGGATAGAGCTGCGTTTTCAGGCTCTTCAAGAAGCTCAGGATTGCTGACAAAGTCCTGTCCCAGGGCTTCGCTTACGGCTTTGTAATTAGCTCGGCCCGTGATTTGGATCAACCCTCTACCCTTGAAGCGGACACCATCTCCGGGCTGCGTGTTGCCCAAGTCCTTTCGGCCTTCATACGCCTTGCCCGAAGCGATCTCTTCGACATACCGAAACGCCCCGCTCTCATGCATGATTTGAGCAAGAAACATGGCCTGGACTTCTGGTTCCGTGATACCGAACTTCTCCATGGCACGATTGATTGGGCCGAGGAATTTATCGATACGGTATTTGGTAATAGTAGGTTCAATAGCTTTGAGATGTGAGGCCGTAATGCGCATAAAAAATCACCAGCAGTTAGAGGTCTACTGGTGATTTTAGTTGACCGCCCGGAGCGATACTCGGAGATCGAGTTCTTAGTACTTGATGATAAAGTTCATGGCTACGTTACGAGGCCGAGTTTCGACGCCACCTGTGCTGTTGATTGATAGGCTGTGAGTGTGACTGCCGGCGGCGTTGATCGTCAGCGAGTGACTGTGATTACCGGCAACGTCGGTGGAACCCGAGACGGCTTCCCGGAAGGGAACGTCGTCGCCGTCGATAAGCTGGCGGCCCGGCACAGCAACCCCACCGTGCTGGTGAGCCCCCGCCACTGATGTGGAACCGGTATGAGTGTGGCCGCCATCTGCTGTCGTTGAACCGCTGTGAGTGTGCGATCGGAACAGATCGCCTTGCGAACTTCCCAGAGTCCGACCGATGTCTACGCCTCTCCCGGCGTCCAACCCTCGGATAAACTCACCGCGCAGATCGGGAACATTGAACGTAGTTGTTCCGTTGCCGGCCCCGTAGGTTGTTCCAATAACTGAGAACAGCTTGGAGTAGGTGGTGCGACTTACCGCAGCTCCGTTGCAAAGCAGATACCCAATAGGAGCTGTCGATCCGGCGAAAGCCTGTACGGTTCCAGTAGGAATCGAACCAACGTTACTAACAACCTGCCAGCGTGTTACGTTGTTTTCGATTTCCACAACCTCTCCGGGACTAAGCGAGAGGCTGTTAACACTAAGTGCTTGATACCGGATGATGTCATTGCCTTGAGCTATGACCGTCACCTCATTGGAGCCCATGTCGTTGACGATCATGAAGCGATGCGCCTTAGCCCCGGGAAGCAAAGGCATCAACGTCATCGTGATATCCGAGGTTCCTCGAACAATGAACGTGCGCTCAAAAGCCTCAGCGTTCAGTACCGTCGACGAGAAGATGTTGACGATACTTTCTGGATCGATCAGGCTTGGAGGATTGACTCCGTAACCGAAATAACTCATTCGTGTTCTTTGTTAATTGCGATCAGTCGATCTATCGAAGCCGTTCCGGTTTCACCGTTGTAGCTCTTTCTTTGACGACCTCAGTATGAAGGAATTTTAGTATCTTCTCTAAGTTCGAAGATCCGGCATTCTTAATCAAAATGAACCGATAAAAGCTGCAGATCCACACAAGCAACACGAACATCGACATGTTCATGAAGAGCTGCGTGGGGTAGACCTTAATTTGGTCGATAAGAAGAATAGACCAAGCGTTGCTTAGAGACGAGATGGAAAGCAGAATCAGACTATGCCGCAAAGACAGGTACCAGATTCCGGTCAGGATGTGTCGCTCTTTAAGGCACAGGGTTAGGAGCAGACCGGCCCAACCCAGACCGACCGAGATCAGGAATTCTGCGATTGTCATGCAATCCCAGAGATCTAAGAATGGTTCAAACGACATGTTTCACTATGACTCCACTTCGGTTTAACCCCCGGCTTTGTCACGGTCCTGTCGCTCCACCCCGACTCGGTCCGATTCATCAGTATGATTTTCTGAGGCAGACTCGGTCCCCGTGACTTTTGAAAACAGCCGGTCTACTGCCGAGACTCCTCTGGATTCGAGCCATTGCAAAACAGCTCGGATCAAATAAACGCCGATCACTCCCATCGTCCAGGATAGACCGGCAATGGCCTCGAGCGCTTGAAGCTCGAGATACATCGCTACCCAAGGTCCGACAAAGATTGCAAAGCTCGAGCCTGTTGCCGCCATGAACAGGGCATTCTTCAAGCTCACCTTGTTCTTATCAGACAGAGCGATAACCGGTATGACTGAGCCGCAAACGCTGGCTATAATTGACCATACTTTAGTCGCTGAAAAAAATGCTGCAGCCGATGTCGTCGTTGGCTCCGCCATTCGTTGTAATTCCTATTTTATAAAACTTCCCCGGCCGAACCGGGTGAATTCTGTGTAATTTTAGTGTTATTTTTCAGACGGCTTCGTTTCGCCGATGATTAAACGCATTTAATAATGTAGTTCACGATCAGGGTGGGCTGTACGTTATTGTGTGCTTGGCCGCCCCCAGTGTTGCTAATGTTAAGTGTATGAGTGTGCTCGCCGCCCTCAACTATTCTCGTAGAGCCGGTATTATTGGTAGTTGGGACAGGATTCCAGCCAGGGTTAGAACTCCTGCCCCCAAGTCCAATCGGACTCCATGCCCCGCCGTCGCCGGTACCGCTCGTAGGCGCATAATATTCCATACCGTGCGTGTGAGCTCCGGAAGACGCTGCTGTGCCGCTGTGACTGTGGGCGGGGATTTGGTTTTGGTTCAATGTGACGTTCTGAGCTCCTCCTGCAGCACCAATCAGCAGACCGTTGATACCGGAGCCGGCAGTGGTCAATCGGTTCGCCGCGGTACCCCCGATGTCATCCAAACCGGCCGGAACACGACCGCGAAGATCGGGAAGGTTGAAAGTGGTGCTTCCGTTTCCAGAGCCGAAAGACGTGCCAATGACCGCAAAAAGCCTGGAATAGGTCGTGCGGCTTACCGCCCGGCCATCACAGAGCAGCCAGTAGTTACTGTACTCACTGGGGAGCGTCTCAGCACCGAAGGCCAGGATTGTTCCTGTCGGAATGAGGAGGTGAACGAAATCCGTCGTTGCGAACTTCTGAGACTTGTCGTCGGCAGGTACGGGTTGCGCCGAACCTAGGAAGACATCATTGCCTTCCGGGATGATTGCGGTTGAGTCGGGATACGTCCCAAGGATGCGAGTGGTATCAAAAGCCATAAATGAGATATCATCGACAAATACTTTCTTCTGCTAAGAAGACCTCCACCCACGGAGACCTTCTCTATTCCTGATCCAACAATGCTAGGACGTCCGGATTCTGCCTCAGAAATCGACGCAGCTTCTCGACAGGATCCTGAATTTCTGAAGGACGAGGCTTCGGAACCAGGACCCACTGTCCGTCCTTCCAGCAAGGCCATTGATCATCTGGCCAGGTTTCCGGTGGCGCTTCCAGAACCGCTCCTGCTGGGATCAGGAACACGCCATGCTCCAGAGGAGACTCGTCAGCCTCCGTTACTCCGGCAAACATTCCATCACGATCGGTCTGGTACGCGGTCTTCCCCATTCCCTAGTATTTGATACAAGCCAAGAGGGCCACGTTTCGAGGCCGAGCTTCCGCTCCACCGCTGGCGTTGATCGTCAGGCCGTGCGTGTGGGCTGCGACGGAGTTTGTCGCGCTGTTCGGCGTTGAGATGAAATATCCATACGAGTCGCTGAGCGATCCTCGGAAAAAGTTCGCGGTGCCCGAAGTCGTCTGAGTCAGAATCAGCCTCGAATAAACATGGCTATGCGCCCCGCCTTCCGTCGTCGATCCAGTATGGTTGTGCGACAGGTTCTGACTTTCCTGTATGCTTCCGAGCTGACGACCGGTATCCAACCCTCTGCCATCATCCCAGCCACGGATAAACTCACCGCGCAAGTCGGGGAGGTTGAAGGTCGTAGACCCGTCTCCGTCCCCAAACATTGTCCCGATCCTTTCGAACAGCCGTGAGTAAGCTACGCGACTAACTGCCGCCCCATTGGCCTTCAGCCAACCTTCCGGAGCTGTTTGGGACGGAAAGTATGCAATCATCCCAGCTGGAGTGATGCGCTCGAGGTCATACGTTGTCAGCGCATCGCTAATCGGCATCATCAATCGGGAAACGATGACGACGGTAGCCCCCTCGATTGCTGGCTCAGTCAGAACGATCTTCTGTCCATCGGTGCCAGTGAATGACACCCGTGGATCCAGGTGAATCCCATTATAGTAAACATCGACATGGCCGATGGTATACTCTGCGGGAAACTCCGTTTGTCCAGCCTCTGCCGTGTAGGGATAGCGCCGTTCCAGCACCATCTGCGTGGCAGGTGGGACTCCGAAGTATCTACGGTCAAATCCAGCCATCAGAGCTCCTTACGAAAGGATCAGGACTTCGACACTGCACGAAACAGCATCGTTCTGATCGGCCGTCACATAGAGAGATTCTCCTGGAAGCAGCACCATCTTCGGACACATGGACGAGCTACCGAATGGAATAGGCACCTGGTACAGCTTCTCGGTGTAATTGCCGCTACTGTCGACTGATTCCAGTGTGATCCAGTGGGTGCCGCGGGACGCATCGTCGATATTTGCAAAGGTGCCAGAGAACACGACAACAGTCGTGCCTACTCCGACAGGGCCGTACAGAAGAGTCCGGCTCGTACCAGCTGTAATCGAAGGAGGGGAGTGGTTGAATTGTGTTGCCATTGATTAATCGCTTAGGAGAATTGCGTAAATAAGCCCTTCGTCTGCTCTTACTTGAAGCTCAGAAATCAGAGACGCCGTGCTTCGATACACTTCAAAAGAGTCGCCAGACGCTGGAGCGACAGGAAGAGGTGTCTGCCATGAAATCCCTTCTGAATCAGAATTAGTTACGGCACGTGCCAAACCTCTGTTGCTACCGCTTGTGAATTGAATGATGTACTTTCCAGCGAAAGGCATGCTAACCGACCCGTCGGCACCCGAGAGCATTACCTTGGTCGTCGTGCTGTCTTCTTCGGCTATCGCCTCCAGAATAGGCATTGTGTAATTGGCGAAACGCCAGGTGTTTTCATCTTTCCTGAACACGACAATCGGATTGCCAGCATCGTCGGTTGAAGCACAGAGATAGCTGTTGCCGTCCGATTCAGAAGGTGGAAGCAGCTGGTCGACGGAGGTAATGTTGTCCAGCCGGTCCTGGTAGCGAACAAACTGAGCCAGTGTATCCCGGGTAACTCGGCACTCAATCTCCGTACCAGGGAGGAAGTTCTTCGGCGTCGTTCCTTCTTGGCCTCGAACGCAGTTCAGAAACGTATCTCCAACAACGTCGAAGACGAAGATCACTTCGATGTCTACGCCGTTGTCGATCGTGACGCGGAAGTACTCGTTCGGGCCTGGCTTCGGAAACGACGCGGCCGACACCACTTGGATGCTCGTATCCGACGGTCCGAGACTCGTCGCCAGCGTGGTAATAGCGTTGTTGGCGTAAAGTTGTTTAAGCATGTATCTAGAGTTTAGACGGTTACGATTTGCGTGGTGCTGGACGCGGTTTGCAAGGCCAGGCTAAGCATCTTGGCCGTCCTAATCATGTTGTTAATGACGATTTGCGGCGTCTCCGTAGGTCTGCTTGCAGCGTCGATGATTATTTTAGCCTGACTGTGTCTCACAAACCGGTTGCCGAACTTTGGGATCGGCTGCCCCTCCCAGATCCGCAAGCGCAGAAGCTCATCCTTTCCACACACGCCGACATAGGACCCGAGCTGATCGGTCCCGGTGTTTTCGTACATGAAGATCTCTGCGGGCAGAAAGCTTCCGGGCAGAACCTCTGCTGTAATGACCCAGTGGTCGTCGTTGAGCTGTGTGGTGATTTGGAGCGAGGACTCGGTCATTGTGGTAAATTACCAGGAAAGTAATGAAGTATGTCGTTTTATAAGAAAGGCGTCCCTCCCAGACCTAGAAAATCCAAGAGGGCGCCACATTAAGCTTCACCAATCAAGCCATTTCTATAGTCCAGGCGAAGTGAATTGCGAATTCCGCCGTCTTAGGAATGGCCGGAAATGTTTTGATGTTAAACATCAACCCTGACACTTTAAAGAGACCCGCCTCGTTAATGAGCTCGCCGTTTGCCGTACCTTGATCAAGGTCGGCAATGAACGTCACGGCAGGCATGGAATTGTCGACATGATAAGACGTATCAACGCTCACAAGTGGGGCGTAAAGATTGGTCATATTCTGAGCTACGGGTTTCGGAAACTGACCTGCAGGGTCAATTGTCCCTCCTGTTCCAACCCACAGCTTGTTGATTGGATCTGACACCTGATTTGGAAGATAGAGGCCGGCCAGAAGCACCTGCTTTGACGGAAGAGTGATGACGTTCTCCTCTTCCCAATGCAGCTTCCGAGTGCCGTCCGGAAATAGCAATTCGACTTTCAGAGTTCCTGCCAGAGGCAGCTTGTTCTTGATTTTCATGTAAGGTTAATGGGACTCTATCGCATGAACCCTCTTCACTCCGGATCGATTGATCACGATGTCGGGTTCGTTGTACTTGTCTCGATAAACTTGAAGCAATCTCGGCGTTGCCACGCTATTCGCGGCATTAATTCCGCCTTCGTTAATCGCCGTGTCCACATTATTATAGTCCAACCTCCCTCTACTCCTAAGAGCGTAGAACGAAGTTCCGTTCAGACCTCCATCTCGAGTCAGCGGACGATCGTAGGTGATCAACAAAGGATCGGATTCGCTCACCGGGAAGTAGGATGGAGCATCAACTTCAAAATTAGACGTGACCCAATAGACGCCGATCGCTCGGTGAGTGATGCGAATCCCAAGCAGATAATCCCTATCTCGAATGTCATCGACCGTCGGGGCGTAAGTCTCCCAGCCCTTCTCTGGGATTTCGGCTCCGAGATAGAATACGTCAGGACCTCGGAAGAACAGAGTGTCGAAGTGCTCCCTGAGGATGTCAACCGCAGTGGAGCTACGCTCTTCGTTGATCCCAATGGCGTTGATCGCCTTAGTTCCAGTGTTGGCTCCGAACAGAGGGAACGACCACAGCTGAGGCGAAGGCGGCGGTTTGTTGACAGCAAGGGACTTATCGATGATGTCCTGCTCGGTCGTGATGTACAAAGGGATCAGACGGAAGCCGGCCGGAGCCCCCCAGCGCCTTGACGCCATATTGACCGTCAGGCCGTCAATTACGTCAGGATCAACCTGCTTCTTGTGGAAGCCAATCTGAGAACGTTTGGCCCTCCAGGTTTCCGAGCCTCGAGCAAGAATGGCTCTCATCCAGGCTTCTTCCTGCTCCGTGTTGCCGCGATATTGAGCAACCCAGTTCGTAAAGCCTGTCACTTTCATCCCGTTCGATGACAGGGACTCCGGATCTCCATTGACATAAGGATCTGTTCCGCAGAGCTTGGCAACGTAGTAGGGAACGTTGAAGCGAATGAATTGCGGGCAGCTTCGATAGGCCGGATCTACGTCGTTGCCTCGATAGAACTGAGCGATTGGCAGACCGATGTTCTCGCAACGGATAGGATCCACTCTGGTCGTGAACGCTGTTTCAATCAGCGTCAGCGTTTCCGTCAACCGATCGATGGTCCAGATATATATAGGCTGCGTATAAGTGGGCTTGGCCCGACGAATGATGTCGGACAGCTCTTGATAGGTCTGGATGTTCTGGAAGTTCGAGACGTTGACGTTGACGAGGAACGTGTGCTTCTTCAAGTAGTTCCTCATCAGATAGTCGAAGTGACTACCTGGAGAGGCGTAGCGGTCCTTCTGACCTTCTGGCAGCGTCGGAATGATCGACGGTGGAATCTGTAGATTGATCCACCATTCTCCATCGCTCTGATAGTCCTTGATCTCTACCCATTTAGCCAACTCATCTCCGACACGAATCGTGTCCCCGATTGAAACCGAAGGTGGGAGGCCATACGGGATCACATACTGATTCTGATCGGTGATGACGATGAACTGGTTAGTGTCCAGATAGTTTCGAATATCGATGACAGTTTCCGTCGACCTGGCCAGAGGGATTCCAAGCGTAAGGTTCAACCCCTTACGCATCACATCCAGGGTCGGGCCCTGGGTGTAGACGTAGAATAGGCCGTACACGAAGCTGTGAAATGCTTCAGTGGAGTTCTCTGGTTGAACACCGATCAGCTGGCCGTAGTAGGTCGACAGAAGGCGCTCATCGATCTCGGCATCGACGAACCACAGGGCATATTGCCTTACTCCACCCGGTAGGCTTCGCTGAGAGAAAGCGTACTCTTCGATCGGCCGAGCAAAGGTGATGGTCGTCCTTCCGTCTCGAGTTGTTTCCAAACCGAAGTCGACGTCCGACTCCAGCGTGGTCGTCGGCAGGAACGGCCTATTGGCAATGAACTTCGCTTCCAGGATGGTCTCAGACAGAGAGTAGGTGTTAGGCCTGTCCCTGACGGCGCTTGTCGAGTTCACCAGAACAAGTTTGATACTGGAACCGACCGTCAAGCCGATTTTCTCCAGGCTCAGCGTCGAACAAAGCTGAAGGAACTGGCTGTAGATTTCCGACGCGCCCTGAGCCTCTGCCTCGAGCAGCAGATTGACCGTCGCCGTATCCTGGAACATGACCGTGAAGAAGTCAGACAGACCGTACAGGTAGGTCATGTTGACATCGTTCTGGCCAATAGGTAGTCCGGTATCGGTGAAGTTCGAACGGCTCATAGCTTAGATTACCGCGGAGGAAGTCGTGACGTTGCCCAACAGGAACACGTTGGTCCTGTCGTTGGGATCGAGATAATCGACGATCGTCCCGGTTTGGGGTTCGCCGAGATCCAGAGTGTATTTCGTATA